TGCGAGGTCATTGACATTCGAATAGGCGGTGCACATTTGAGAAATTCGTCCTTTGTGAATTATGTGGACCGGATAGCTATTCTTTCGGGGGTGGCGGCGGAGAAAGTCCGGGAAGTTCTCTATGCAACCTTCAAAGACATATCGTTTCTGGTCAAGACGGGTAATACGGTTTCTGTGCCGTACCTCGGAGCGTTCAAGGTTCGCAATGGTCGGGTGACATGGTATTTGCCGAAGGAGTTACGGGAGATTCATCCGAAAAAGAGTTATGCAACTGCCAGCAATCGGCGCAAGCTCCCTGAACAAGTCGATATTGACATCGAGATCGAGCTCGGGAAGGAGAACTCTTGAGCAAAGAACTCATAGCCAAGCTTGTTGAAATGTTGAGGACAGTCGATGGTTGGCAAAACGCCAGGGCCGATTACGGTTTTGTCGGCAAGCTCTTGAATGAACACGGAGAAGCGCCGGTAAGACGGGCTTTGATGACTCTGGAAAGGGTTGCGAGACTCTATCCCCCTGAAGGACTCCGCGGGCTCTTCATCAGCCTTATTCAGGAAGCGAAAGAACAACTTGAGATCCAAGAGACGGCTAAAAGGCAAAGAGAATTTCTCAAGAAGAAGACACAGCTCCAATTCAGGAGGCTTAATGAACGCTGTTGAACTCTTAAAACTGGCATGGCAATACCGCAACAAGATTGATCTGACAAGTCTGTTGTCCCTGCCGCCGCAATCGCTTGGAATATACCATGAGTTCCCCGAGGCGATATCCACGTCGTCAACACTCGAACAAGTCAGAAATAAGGTCAAAGAGAAGATTACCGTTAAGTGGTTGGAAGAACCCCTAAACGAACAATACGGGCCTGTTGACTTTTCCTGGTTGGTCGGTGAGTTCAGACAAGACTTTCATCGACAAAAGCTCCGGGAATACATAGACGAAGTGGACGACCTGACATCGGTTCAGTCTTACATAGACCAGATACTTCAGGAAAGAACTGAAGAAGTGGTCAACCTCGAAGATCTCAAAGAAAAAATCCTTGACGAGTATGCGGTCCCCCAACTTATTGAAACTTTACCTTTTGGTTATGACCTTCTTGATAAATTCACATTAGGTATGCCAAGAGGACAACTGATAATTGTAGCAGCCGCTCCAGGACTAGGAAAAACTACATTTGGACTTAACGTTGCGATCCGTTCACAAAAGCCGGTGCTATTTTTTAGCATCGAGATGACAAAAAGGGAACTATTTGAAAGAACTCTAAGTATTAGGTCGGGCATACCCCATCGGGAAATTAAAGCCCACCGGCTGAAAAAAGAGGATATTGACCGTCTTTATAAGACGTGTATTAGAAATATATACTGCGATGACTCCTCTCAGCTTACGGTCGGGCAAGTGCGAGCAAGGCTATCGAGCTTTTGCCGAAAACAGAAACCAGGTTTAGTCATAGTAGACTACCTCCAACTTATGAACGACCCGGCCAAAAAGAATGAATCTGAAGCGTTGCGAATCGGGAGAATAACCTATGGCTTGAAGGCCATAGCCAAAGACTTTGATGTTCCCATGATACTTATATCCCAACTCAACAGGGATTACTCAAAACGAACGGACAAAAGACCCAAGATGTCGGACCTGAGAGAGTCCGGCGCGATTGAACAAGCGGCCTACATGATATTTCTCTTACACAGAGATGATTACTTCGACTTTGAATCTATGAGACTGACAGAAGAGGAAATAGTACCTCTCGAACTCATAGTAGCGAAAAACAGGGGCGGAGGAACCGGACTGTTAGATTTTGAGCTGAACCTTCCCACCTTTACAATTGTCGAGGCCGACGAAGACCTCGCTAGAACGGACACTATTAACGTCTAAGGAGGCAATACCTTGATACTAAATGAATATTCAGGGGTAATAACCAACGTAAGATCCGCAAAATCGAAGAATGGGACACCTATGGCCTTGATAACTCTTGAGGCGAAGAACCGCAAAGGTGTCGCAAAATCGATCAACGTTATCCAGATGAACCCCAAACTAAAATTGAAAGTTGGATATGTCGTATCGATCAGGAGTTATGACGAACCAGGTCCCAGCAAGAACGGACAAATCACTCACTTCGTCGATGAAATAGATGTCCTAGGGGTTAACCCTAGAGTCAGTGGCGAGTCGCCTGCGGAGAAACCAAGGTCTGGTGGCGGAGGATATAACTCCGGTTATAGATCGCAGGAGTCCGCACAAGCCAGCGTTGAAGACGACTTCGATATAGGCGAAGACGGAGACGACGGAGGAGACACCCTGCCTTTTTGAGTTCCAGCGTTTTATAGAAGTTCTTTCTCCCAGACTAGATTCGTATGCCATTCAGCGTCCTGAACACGGCTATATGGCCGTCAGGGAACCTTTAACCAAAGAAGTTCTACTCAGGCATGTTCGTGGGCTGGAAACAGTCGGTTGTTATCTGGTCCACGAACAGCTTACTTCCAGCGCTGTTATAGACATAGACACGGAGATAGACTTAAGGGAGACTTTTGAAATAGCCAAAATAATCCAGAAAAGATTTGATGTGTTGGGGTTGCCTTCTTCTTTAGAGTTCTCGGGCCGTCGAGGTTTTCATCTCTGGTTCTTTGCCGAAAGGCCGCTCCCCGCGGTTGTATGGCGTGAAGCACTTTACTATGTTCTGCCCGAACATTTACGACCTCCAGTCAGGGGACAAGTCTCCTGTGAGATATTTCCGAAACAGAACTTGATTGCTCCGGGATCTCTTGGCTCTCTTATTAAACTCCCCCTTGGTAAACATCGATGGGGAAAATGGAGCTGTTTCCTCGACCAGAGCGGCAAACCCTCTCCTTTTACCTACTCTTATGTCGATATAGACTCGGTGTATGGTTTAGGGAAGAGAGAACCCAAACCGGAAAAAGAATTGACCCCCGAAGAAGAGGCCCGGCAATCCACGAGAGAAAAAGTCAGAAAAACAATCAATATGCAAGACCTAATTAAAAGCGAGTTCGGGATATACGTTCCTGAGAGGAGGCAATTCAGGTGTCTCTTTCATGAAGATTCCCGACCTTCGGCGGCGATATACAACAACATCGATGGCTGGCTATATATCTGTTTTGCCGAAGGTTGCCGCAAGAAGGGACGTGATGTTATCGACATAATAACGGAATCGAAGGGGTATAGCGAGTGGGACGCGATAGCTTATTTACGGGATTGGTGGAGGCGGAACGGTGATAATAACTCTTGACGAATACGAAGATATTAAAAAAGTCTCTACCGGATTCCCTAATCTTGATTATGCAATGGGCGGGGGATTCATAGAAGGTTCTTCCAACACTATCGTTGGAGAAGCCAAATCCGGTAAGAGTAGTTTTTGTGTGCACTTTGCGGCGTTAGCACAGAAACGAGGCAAAAAGACTCTTTATGTTTCTATCGAAGCCCGCCCACATTTACAATACATGGAGTCTTTGGGAGTGGTTAAAAACAAGGACTTTTCTATCCTTATTCCCGAAGGCGCAGCCGAAGAAATGTTGGATGAGATACAGAAGAAAATCCTACTAGAAGACTACTACATCTTGATAATTGACTCAGTTGCCGCCATGACTCCCCAGGACGCACTTAGTAGAAGTTTTCAAGAAGGGGATAAGGTAGCCTCGCTGGCAAAGTTAGCAACCAGTATGCTCCAGCGCTTCACCCCCATAGCCAACAAGAAAAGAATGATTATCTTGTTGATAAACCAACTTAGGGAGAATATTGGTTATCACGGCAAGCATATGCCCGGCGGGGCGGCTATCGAGTTCTATTCCTCTCATGTCCTATATATGAAGGAAGACAGAGCTAAGGGAAATAAAGACTTCAAATACATCAATGTCGCAGTCAAGAAGTCGAGACTAAACACCGAAGGTGCTGAGGTCGCATTGTATAAATCGAGGACGGGGCCGTATTCACGCTGGTTGTCTGCCGTCGATTATATAAGTACCAGAGACCTTCTTAAGCGGGGAGGTTCTTATTACTCGATCAAGATTGAAGAAGAGGAATATAGAGCCCATGGTCAGCTTGGCTTCGTTTCGCTTTTGAAAGAGAAGTATGGCGATGTTGACACCTTTATGAATGAAGTCAAAAAACAATACCCGGAAGAGGAGGTGGTTAATGAGATTGTGGAATTGGAGAAAGAGACCAAAACTGAAAATATACCTAGAAGAAGGAGCAATAAAGCCAAGCAGGGCGTATGAAGAAGCCGCGGGACTAGACCTGTATAGCACGATGAGCTACAAAATACTTCCTTTTGACCAGGCAATAATCTCTACAAAGGTGTATTTAGCTATTCCTACCGGGTACGTAGGGCTAATAAAACCAAGAAGCGGACTGGCAGTAAAACAGAAACTTGACACTAGGGCAGGGGTAATAGACTCCGATTATAGAGGGGAGGTCCGGGTAATACTTTATAACGCGTCGCACACGCCCGTATACATCTCCAAAGGAGATAAAGTCGCACAGCTTATTGTAATCCCCTGCTTGACAGATGATGAATACTTACCGATAGACAAAATTGAAAACACCGAACGCGGAACTAAAGGTTTCGGTAGCTCAGGCAAATAGGGAGCAGTAAATGGACGAGACTTGTGAACAAGTAAGAGAAAAGACCAAAGAAGAAAAGCGGCTAGACAAGATCGAGCAGATAGCAAAGGTTTGCCATGAAGTCAATAGAGCCTATATCAAGGCTATTACAGGGGAGGACGTTCCTTCATGGGAAGATGCTCCGAGCTGGCAAACCGGTTCTACAAAGGTCGGAGTGGAGCAGGCATTAAACTACCCGGAGATATCGCCGGAGGAACTTCATGATAATTGGGTATATTTCAAACTAGGCACTGGCTGGACATATGGGGAAGAAAAGAACATCGATAAGAAAACACATCCGTCTCTGATCCCATACAAAGACTTGCCTGAGACGGAAAAAGTCAAAGATCACTTGTTCAGGGCGGTCGTAAACGCTCTTCGCAACACTTAGATTAAGGAGGACGCATGTTTTATATCAGAGATCAGCAAAAGAATATGGTAAATATTGCCAACTTCGACGGGCTACAAATTACCAAAGGGAAGCTTAAAAACAAGGAGAACCCTGAAGAAGAGGCAAAAGAAATCCACACCGTGATTGCGTGGTGGAGGTCGAAGATCGACGAGAAAAATGTCAATTCACAGCTCCTTTTCGCGGGAAGCAAGGAAGCTTGCGAGAAATACCTCGAAGGTATCTGGGAACTGATTCAGGGGAAAAAGAAACGGCTCACCAAGGAGTAAGTCGTGCCAGCGAAGGGATTTAGGTCTAAAGCCGAAAGACGTATCTACAAACTGCTATCCAAGGCTCTCCCTTCTACGGCGATCGAAACTGAATACTTTGTCAAAACGGAAGGTCAGAGGTTGTTTTTCGACCTCTACCTTCCTACTTTTAAGGTAGCGATTGAGATACAGGGAGACCAGCATTACGAAGAAGTCCCGTTCTTCCATGGTAATTCTGAAGAGGTCAGGAAGATTAATTTTTCTAACCAGAAAGAAAGAGACCGGATAAAGCGAGAGCTTACAGAATACGGTCTTGGATTGATAATCCTGGACTATAAAGAAGCCATGAGTATTGATGAAATGGGACTAATTGAATTGCTAAAGAAGGAGGTTGCCCGCCGTGATTCGGAATTTTAAGATCGATTCCGACCTACAGTACAATGTCGAAATCCCGATACGTACTCCTTCATCCATATCAGAGGTAAGAGGCGATGTGGAAAAACTTTTCGTCGCACAAGACCAGTTGATAGACGTCATTTCCAGGCTAAAGACTAAGAGGACAATTGTCTATAACAACAAGAAGGCGGAATATGCGCGGCAGGCGTCCACAAAAACAGATGCAAAAGAAGCTTTAAGACACGACAACGACGTTGAGACTCTTGAGACTGCCATAGAGAGAGCTGTGCATTACCATGAAATGGTGACGGAAATGTTGGCCTGGTATAGGTCGTTACATAGCTCGTATTCGAAGGAGTTAGCTTGATTCTGTTTGCCGACTCTCCGCTGTTTATAACTATGTATAGTCTTGCCTCATACCTTATCCGTGAAAAAGTCCGTGAAAGAGGAATCGGGATGTATAACACAGCCATGGACTTTGTAAATTTTTTCTTTTCCCGGAGAAAAGAGACTTTGTGGACGGTTCTTTGTCTCGCCAACGGAGCTAAGATTGCTATTCCCTATTCTTCGAGAGTTCAGTCTTTAGTAATGGGGTTCCCTATGATGGTTAAGAGTTATGAAGCCAAAAACGTGGGTTTTATGACTTCGCTTGACATGAAGTACCGAACTCCTTATCTGAGTCAAAAAAGTCGGCTTGACTCAGATAACACAGATATTAATGTTGGGCGCCCTCATCTTGATGTTTTGTCGGCGCAGTTCTTTGACTACGACTTTATAACACATAAGATGAAATCTCCCTGGAGAATCCCTGTGAAACTGAGAGGTCTTTCATGGAAAGGGGATACTTTTAAGTCTTTACTCCCCGGAGAGGACAACGAAATCTTAAGTCTTTTGATCGGAGAGACCCCCCAGCGGCGGTCGTTCCCCATGATCGCTTCGTTAAAGAGACATGCTCACTATAACATGATTAGATACATGTATGGGACAGAGACGGAGAACGAATCGGACCTGGCTATGCTATACCCCCTTACTGAAGCTCAATATTTCTATCTGACCTTCCTGGTGGGGTATCCTCCTAAACTTGACGGGACTCATATTTACGTACCGTATATGACCAAAAAGAAGGGTACGGTTTCGCCGGATTATCCAGTCTTAGACATCTCGTTTGTATTGCCTAAAATGTTTCGAGAATTGCCCTGGGATAATTTTCACGACTTCAAAACCTCTTTGCAGGTTGTCTTGAAAGAAGTCATCCGCTGGTCCTACTCGCCAGAGACGGCACAGCTTTACTCGTTGCTTCACCACTTGTTGTATTTTATATATATCCCGGTCATAGATAGCTATGTCATAAAAGAAGAACATCCCGCAACCTCTGTGTCCTGCAATACAACGAATAAATCGACGGGTTTTGTTGCTAATCTTGGGCTTGTGCTGTCTACCATAACCACAGGGGATCATATCCCCACGCCGACTTACTGGTTCGGGAGGGATCTGAAATAGAATACATGTCTATTATCACCTTTGAAGGAGGTCTGGCAAAAAGCGACCTCCTTTCTAAAGAAGCCGAAACGGCGGTTTGCATCGAAAACGGCAGGATTAACAACCCTCCGGCGGGAGAAACTGTCGAGTCCATCATCCAGAAACTAGAAGAACAAATAAACCTTGTCGTAAGTAATCCACATACGATGTTATCCTGGAAGAAGTTCAAAGAAGACGACTCGCTAGGAGTCCAGGTAATGATATACTCCCAGACCCCAAAAGGATTATTGTCGCTCTACCGCATCTTCAAATGGAGTTCTAACATACCGGAAAGAATCGAAAAAATCAAAGAGACTTGCCAAAAGTTGGAGCTTTTCTCCTGGAGGCCAGGTCTGAAGAGCTAGGAGGTAACATGTTCAATTTTCTAAAACAGAAACCTAAGTCTTTGCCGGGGTTCATTCTGCAAAAACAACCTCTCGACGCCTATATCCTTACAATACCCGATGAAGAGTTCGTTCTCTCTTTTACTCCAGGGACACGGCTCTTCTCTATAACTCACAAAGGAAAAGAAATCGACACCCGCAATTTAGACAAAGTAAGTATCTCTCCTTTCTTCCTGGTGAGGTTAAGGGCGAAATACGGGTTCAGTGCGCATTTATCTATCAATGGGTTAGGTATAGGGATAATAACCACGGCGGCTAAGATATTCATCTTTGGGAAGATGAGCTATATGGAGTGGCGGGGACTCCTGAAGGAGCATACTTGAATATAAGTCGGTTCTGGACTGTCCTTGCTCTTGTCTTCGTAATTCTCGCCGGTGCCGATTCCCCCGTGTTGCCAGGTAGTTTCCTTAATATATACAACTCTATATATGAACTCAGCCCCGACATACCAGAGGAAAACGCGATCATTATATCTCTGACCCTTCTGGATGAATACGGACGATTCGGCACGGTAGACCCCTTGCTAATGGTTGCCGTAGGATATAGAGAGACTGCCTTGCAAAACGTCACCGGTGATGACGGAGGCTCTATAGGATATTTCCAGATACAGAAGGTTGCAGTCGATTATCTCTGTATGTTTTTCGACGATATAGAAGAGGCTTATAATCAACTCCCATATCATGAGGCTTTGCTTTCAGATATAGAGTTACAGACCAGAATGGCCTTCCGCTATATGTATATGATGACTGTTTATTGGTGGGCCGGGGACATCGACCAGGCTATTGCCAGTTACCAGGGTGGCCGTGGCGATACCCCTTATTACAGAGACGTGATTGCAATTTATGACTCGATAAAAGGAGAAGAGTAATGGAAGAAGAAGTATTGGAAACTGAAGATAAGATAGTAGAAGATCCTAAAATCTATGATGGTCGGGTGGTAAGACATCTAACTGCCAGCAACGTAAAGACTCTTGCGACTTGCCCGCGGAGGTTCTATTACGATAGTAGAGAAAGATCGAAATCTACCGGTCCCTTACTGATCGGCTCCCTGGTCCATGAATATATGGAAAAGAACCTGACTGAAGAACTTCCTCAGTCAATAGACATGACTGGATTGAAGGTCACTGATTGGGTCTCGTTTCATAAAGCTTACTCGCTTCTTCAGAGGCCGATCGAGTATAGTAAAGAACGTTGCTTGGCGGTAGAACTCCCCTTCGAGATAACCCTCGACAACGGAGTCAATGTCGGCGGGAAGATCGACTTGATATATCAAGAAGACGGATATCTACTCATAAACGACTTCAAGACCTCGAAGACTGCCTTGACCGACGAGGATATCAAACACGATATCCAGTTGAAGATGTATCAACTAGCCATAACCGAAATAGCCAAGATGACTATGGCGCAGAGAGAAAAAATGATAGAGGTAGTTACTGATCTCTATGGTCCTTTGTCTGAGATGAATAAGAGTTTCATCCTTTCTTTCGATCAAGTTCCTAACATAATGGTTGCTCTCGATTATCTCTGGCTTGATAAAAGAGTCGAGACAAGATATTCCGATTCTCAGATGGAGATTTTCAAAGAGTACCTGAGCTACCTTTGGTCATTGGTTACTTTATTCGGAGATTCTGAAGAGTCGTTCGAGACTAATCCCGACAATCTCTGTTACTGGTGCGGGCATAAAGCGAAATGTCCGGCGTACAACTTCGACATCAAAGAAGAAGTCAGCCCTATTGAAAAATATATACAATACAAGCTGAAAGCGGGTTGGCTGGATAGGGAGCTTGGCGAACTCCAACAGCAACTTATTGAACACGCCGGTGGGAAACCTTTTGCGACGGACACGCACAACTTCTCTATAAATCAAAAAGAGATGAAACCCATAAACACAAATCTCGCGGCGGAACGACTTGGCGTCCCTGAAGCTAGTACCACAGACCAGATAGTAGCTGCATTGCTAAGAAAAATAGGGACTACAGATGAAGAAATCTTCACTATAAAATATTCCAAACCGTATATCAGTATGCGAAAGAAGAAGACGTGATCGTTATGTGGCATCACAATAAGAAAGGACAATGCTTTAACTTCTCACAATTAAGAGGCTTTGAAGTAAGAGAGGGAAAGACGGCATTAGACGACTCCTTTGTGGTGGCGGACGACCGACTCATAGAACAATTCCCCAACCGGGAATTATGTAGTCTTTTTGTAGACTACCTTTTAAACAAAATTAGGACTGGACAGAACCTGGCGACTTATAAGGAGTTCGTGAAGAGTATTCCTTATGAGAAACGGAAAGTCGCTGATCCGGTTATAGTCCCTAGTTGATTCTCCTAACCAAAACAATATAAAATCCCAGGGAGGTGAATGTCGGCCTACGGGCCGACTTTTTCTATGGAAGACAAAAAGACTATAGATGTCGAAAAAGTTATTGATGGTTATTTGACTGAAACCGATTGGAGGACTAAGGAAAGTTCGACTGTCACTTACTCGATTGGAGGACTTATCCTCCATGAAGCAGGTGCAATGACGGCTAATTACTGGCTGGGTAAGGTTTACAACGAAGATATTGCCAATGCGCATAGGAATGGAGACTTTCATATACATGACCTTTCAATGCTTTCGGGTTATTGCGCCGGGTGGGACCTCGAACAACTCATACGCGAAGGATTAGGCGGCGTTTCTCAGAAACTGTCCAGCTCTCCGGCGAAACACTTATCCACGCTTATAAACCAGATGGTCAACTTTATGGGGATTATGCAAAACGAATGGGCCGGTGCGCAGGCTTTCTCCGGTTTCGACACTTATCTTGCCCCCTTCGTCAAGATAGACAACCTATCTTATAAAGAAGTCAAACAGTGCATACAATCATTCCTATTCGGACTGAATACACCCTCTCGCTGGGGGACACAATCTCCCTTTTCCAACATAACTCTTAACTGGACAATACCAGAGAGCTATAAAGAGAAACCGGCAATAATAGGCGGAAAAGAACAAAGCTTTACATATGGGTCCTGTCAAAGAGAATCGGATATGATAAATAGGGCTCTCCTGGAGCTATACGACGAAGGAGACGCTAATGGCCGCGGCTTTCAATATCCTATCCCGACGTACAATATCGGGAAAGATTTTGATTGGGACAACCAAAACACCCGGCTCCTTTTTGAAATAACGGGCAAATATGGGACCCCCTATTTCCAAAACTTTATAAACTCCGATCTTAATCCCGACGATGTAAGGAGTCTTTGTTGTAGATTGACCCTAGACCGTCGAGAATTGAAGAGACGAGGCGGGGGATTGTTCGGGTCGGATGCTTTTACCGGGTCTATTGGAGTAGTCACCATCAATTTGCCGCGACTAGCATATCTTAGTGAAAACGAAGTGGAGTTTTTCAACAAACTAGACGTTTTGATGAATCTAGCCAAAGACTCCCTTGAAGTAAAAAGAGAAACAATAAACCGGTTTAACCAGCGAGGGTTGTATCCATACACGAAGAGATATCTTCAGCATTATGACAATCACTTCTCGACTATAGGACTAGTCGGAATGAACGAAGCATGTCTCAATGCTAAATGGGTAAGGCAGCCGATCTATAAAGAGGAGTCGAGGATTTTCGCCGTCAGAGTCTTAGACTTCATGAGAACTAAGCTGGGGGATTATCAGGAGAGCACGGGGAATCTATATAACCTCGAAGCGACTCCCGCGGAGTCTACGGCTTATAGATTAGCCAGGATAGACAAAATGAAATATCCCGAGATCATTACCGCGGGACAGAGAGATCCGTATTACACTAACTCAACCCATTTGCCGGTCGGTTTCACCAGCGATGTATTCGAAGCTTTAGACCTACAGGAAGAACTTCAGACACTTTATACAGGCGGTACCGTTTTTCATACCTTCTTGGGGGAAAAGATAACAGATTGGCGAACTACAATGGGATTGGTAAGGAAAATACTTACCAATTATCGAATCCCGTATATAACGATCTCACCTACGTATTCTGTTTGCCCAGATCATGGATATATCAACGGCGAGCAATATGAATGTCCTATATGTGGGAGAGAGACAGAAGTCTATTCGAGGATTACTGGATATTATCGTCCAGTTCAGAACTGGAACAAAGGGAAACAGGAGGAATTTAAGGAAAGAAGAACCTACCTGCCGGGAAGGGAGAGGTTACATGAAGATAGCAGGGTACGAGAAAGTAAGCCTGGTGGATTACCCGGGGAAGATAGCAACAACAATCTTTTCCTACGGGTGTAATTTTGCCTGTAAGTATTGCCACAACAAACATCTTTGGGATAGTAGTGGGGAAGAGGTTCCTTTTATAGAGATTCTTGATTACTTGAAGAGTCGGGAGAATAAGATTGAGGCCGTCGTGTTCTCCGGCGGCGAGCCTACAATAAACAAAGACCTACTCAAGTATATCTGGGCTATTAAAAAGGAAGTCCCTGGTCTTTTGATAAAGGTAGACACTAACGGTTCCGACACTCAGATATTGAAGGAGATATTGCCCTTCATAGACTATGTGGCTATGGACATCAAAGGACCGATGGAGATCTATTCCGACGGGGTTTTTCAACCGGATAGAGTAATGAGCGGCTATGACCTGTGTCAATCAGTCAAAACAGTCATAAAGTATGCCAAAGACTATGAGTTCAGGATAACTATGTATCCTGGATACGTCTCGCCTGAAGAGTTCTATAAAATAACCACCATATTAGGGTGGGCAAAGAGGATAGTGCTACAACAATACAACCCACAGCCGGGAGATCAGACCGTTCCATACAACGACATAAAAAAGCTTGCAGAGGAATTAAAGGATGAAAGCAAATACGGGCTACATAAGCTACAAGAGGTCATCGTGAGATAAAAAAAGGGGGCTTTTGCCCCCTTTACTTTTTTACAATGTCCCACAGGTTCTTAGGCAAATGCCCTAGCTTCTGTAGGAGTTCGACGCCCTTGAGAAAAATATTTACGTAAGTGTTTTTCTTGACGAGCAGGGAGAAGATTCCCTTTATCCCTAGTGATACGGCAGTTTTTACGGTCAGTTCCGTAACGTGTTGCTTTCAGGAGGGATTTTCCCCGGCGGTAACTTTCAGTGCCAGGAGCTTTTGTTTCTTGTCTTCGAGGGAAGTTAGAGCCGAGTCTATCTCCTCTGGTGTGTCAGGAGTACATGTATACATCTCAAGACCTAAATCCATAGTCTTGAGAGCGACCGCGTTTTCGATCTTGTTCACGGCTCCCTTTTGTTTTATGGTGCTGGAGAGAAATTTGTTTATCAGTTTTACAGCACTCCCTGGTGCAAACTTCTCAAGAAGAAACACTATCAATGCAGGAAGGGCCACACCAAGGGCCCAACTTAAAAGATTGTCCATATGTTTTGTCCTCCGTTATATAAAGAATTGAACCAGCAAAGTCCCTAGAACGGAGATCCCTATCGTCAGGATGTATTTCCAGATAGAAGTAGAAAAGTATGCAACCATCATTCCTTTAATCTTCCGCTCATACTCTTCGCTATTCAATTCTTCTCGCACAACAGTGCGGATTTTTTTGGCTGTTTCCGAACTCTCTATCTTGCCGTCTACAAAGCCTTTAAGTTTATTTTCAAACACCGGATCGGATAGGCTGGCTTTGAAAGACGACTCGATCTTAGCTTCTAATTGCCCATTGCTGAACATATCTATTAGTTTATTAATGCTTTTTCGCATTTCAGCAGCTTCAACCGTCGCTTCGGTCTTATACTGGTTCATCATACCCGCGGCCACCTTTGTAGCCACTATTTCTGCAATTTGTTCTACTTGTTTCGTGTCTTCTTGTGTCAGTGGCATATTTTTAATCCCCCTTACAGAATATCCTTCGCCGTTGATTGAAAGGGATTACTTGAAGAATTTCTTGTTCTTCTGGTAGAAGTCTCGAATCCCCGAGTTAAAGTCAGGAAACTCGATATCGATCTTTTTCTCCTTACCGCTCAACTTTAGTATAGGAATCCTGAAAGTCGGCGGGGAATAGCCGCCGGTCTGTGCATATTCGGCGAACTTCATAGCGGACGGAGCGGATATCTGTATATACTCTTTAGCCTTGACGCTCTTATTCTGTGGGTCTGGTTTGACCCTAGCCCTCGATTCGTAACCAGGAGTATGTATATGGCCTATAAGTACCGCATCTACGTTTTCCCATGTAACACTTTCCCAGAACCTTGCCTGAGCTTTGGCTCCGTCTGTCCTTCCTCCGCCTCTCCCATGATTCACTCCAAAAGTATAAGCGGCCGGTTTTCCATTCTTACTCTTTTTCCCTACGCGAATTGTTGCTGCCGCCTTTCCTCTTGAATAGTTAATACCTAAATCTTCGCATAGCATACCTGTAATATCTATACCGGCTCTTTTACGTGCCCGTCGCGGGTGATTCCCCTCGATCATCAATAGAATCTTATCGGCGACAGGGGCTAATATATGTTTTGTCACCCGATATGCCTGTGTAGTGGTTACTCTTTGCTCCATTAAAGTGCCTACGTCGTCATCAAAAGGAATCTCGAAGGTATCTCCAGGATTTATTAGATAGTTATGAGGTTCTTTTAGTAACTCGACGATGTAAGACAGAAGAATCCAATCAGACGTATTAGCTTCGACGTGCCAGTCTCCAAAGATAAAGAGGTTTATATAGTCTAGTTCCGGTGGTATATTCGGGAAGAAATACGGGATCTCTTCGTTCAAGTCATAGAGATCCCATGGAGCTTTCTTAGTAACGGGTTTATCTCCGATAAGCTGTGATATATTCAAGTCTTAGCCCCCCTTAATTGGAATTGAGAAGGAGCCCCCGATCTTACGACACGGGGACTCTATTTGGCACTGCAAATGGTCTATCCATTTGTGCCCACTCTGCAATTTCCGCGGCGGGGACTTCTCGCTTATCCACTCTTAGGTTGGCTATTAGCCTATTACCTCGTTTATCAAAAACAATTGATGTTAAAGGGATAATTCGATACGGAATGACAACTATAAAATCTCCATCGATAAAAAGCTTAATCCCGTTTGCTTCCGACCAAGTGATTGCGTAATGGTGATAAACATTATTGTGCGGGAATGGATAAAAGACAGAAACTGGCGCATTATCTTTATATTGAGATAAACGGATTCCGGCGGGAATGGCCACCTTGTCTAGTTTTATCGCATTAGATAATAAATTAGTGTCTTCCGAGATAGAGAAAAAGTTAGCGTTTTCGTTTCCTTTTGTACTTTTAAGCCAGAAAGATATAGTTCCTTGCTCCTCTATGTCATATTTTAATCCGTAAGACATGGCGTCTTTTGGTTTTTCATACATACAGAATGAAGAAGCATATTCTCCTTCTTCTAATTGAGGTTTCGCCGCCATAAATCTAACGTTGATGGAAGGAGTCACAATAAAGAACGATAAGACTCCAGAGGAGATAGACTCGTTGTTTTCTAATAGAAATTGAACTCTCTTCCAAGAGGGAGATAGGACTATTGTTTGATGATCGCTCTCGATGTCGTTTAAAGTTGCATACATCTCGACTTCGATAGCTCTATTTGCTTGCATATACACACTTGCAACATGATTAGTGTCTGTCAGGTCTTCTAGGTTTTCTGTATACAATCTAGTTGTTAGCGCGGCGGGGTTAGCGACAAACACTTTTCCCAATGTTGGAGATTCTGTTTGGGAAATATTACTCCAAAGCTCTAGTTGGTCAAAGTGTGGCCATAAAGACCAGTCAGTTGAGTAGTTATTATGCCCGAGCAGGTTTATCGTATTATCCTCTAGCCCAAACCCCTTTATGCCAATAAACGGGATATCGTCATCTCGGGCAGTTACTGAGAGAAGACCAGTCGGGTGAATATATCCGCTTTTGGTTTTAAGCCCACCTAGAAATGGGAAAGTGGAAATCGCATCATAGGAAATTATTTGCCCAGACACTTTATCTCTAAAAACAGAACTAAGTGATCTATAATTAGAAACTCCGTCTATATAAAGAGATGCTTCTGAAGCATCCTCGGCAACAATCCATGCTAAAGCGTTAAACTTAGTCGTATTGAGTCTAAAAGCCATTTTTCACCTCCATAAAAACGGACCTCCCAACATCTCGCAGATGCTTTCTTTCAAAGCGTCACTTGAACAGTGCTTCAACATTCCCATATATGATTGGAAAGAACTATCGAACTCTTGAAACGTGATTGTGCCGCTCACAAACTTATCCCTAAGAGACTTTAACCGTCTCCTGAGCCTCTTAGCCGAGCTTTTCCTAAGTCTGACAACGTTTGGCCAGAGCCTGTAACCCACCCAATCAATACCGTTTGTGACTGGCCTTATTTGGGTCTTTGAGTTACTTCTAAGAGTCAGACGCGTCTCTACAAATTCCTCCATCGCCCATCTCCATTCATGGAGCTGTCTTTTGCTCGACGAGAGGCAGATTACATCATCCATATACCTGGTATAGTGCGGGATCTGAAGCTCTCTCTTTGCAAACTGATCCAGCTCGTTGAGATAGACATTCGCACTCATTTGAGAAACAAGATTCCCGACCGCCATCCCGACGCCGCATATTCGATTGTCATAATCCGTGCTTCCGTCAACAAGGCCGAGATTCCCGTCATTGGCCGTGATAATCTTTTCAAGGAGCCAGAGGAGGTCTTCGTCAGGGAAATGTTTCTCATAAATAGATAGAAGTATTCTGTGATTGACTCGGTAAAAGTATTTATGAATATCCAGTTTCAGGTAATACCATCTCTTTGGGTCAGGAATACTCCCGAGCCATTCCCGTAAGCAGCCGAGAGCTTGATGCGCACCTTTTCCTTTTCTGCAAGCATAGCTGTCGGAGATATATTTCCTCTCAAGCATCGGAGAAAGATTCTGATAAATAGACCACTGGACGACCCTATCTCTGAATGGCAGGGCCATAATCAATCTCCTTTTAGGTTCGTTTACAAAGAACTCTCTATAAGGAGATTGTTTATATGTCTTCCAGACAAGCTCATTTTGAATAAGAATAAGGTTTTCTTCTAGCCTGTCGGAGAACTTAAGCACCTCATTTCTGTATCTCTTGAGTTTTCTCGCGTTTCTATACGCCGTTAGCAACGATTCGAAGTCATATATCAGGGGATATATATTGCTGTATCGTTTCATCTTTTTACCTCAAGATAACCGCGGCGCATGGTTTTGCCATAGGCCGCGGAGTAGTCCGATTTTTCGCCGTCTGGCGTGGGAGAGACCCCCTTGTTCCTCTAAGCGCTGGAAAGAGATCCGTGAATCTCCAACTTCTGTCTTTTCGGGATTGGACGAGCGAGCGAAAACCCCAGATTCGTATTCACGCTCGTGCGGTCGTTGTTGAGATTCAAGTTCGACAAACCAGCATTGGACGTGTTGTTGTAGTTACCGCCACGATAGGGCAAACGCTAAATGGGTCTCTCCCATATCTTTAGAACTTAGATGACCTTATCCATCCCCCGAGCATCTTTCCGACTTCTGCAAGATGTCTGGAGATGACTTCGTATTTCTTCGTCGGTATGAACTTCAGATCGACGCTCAACCTAACTTGAGTTCTGAGAAGTTCTAGGCTAGCGTCGAGTTGCCTCAAATGTTCGAGCTTCTGTTTCTCCTTGTTTGCTCTTGTGATGAGCTTAAGGATCTCGAAGCAAGTCTTCTTGATTTCCGCCGCGAGAGTATGTTTCTCTGATTTCGGGAATTGTGCGAGTACGGGGTATATATACAGGATCAGATCATACATCTTTTGTAATATCTTGAGTTCTATGCTGCTCCTCCCCCTTTGGTTTTTTTGCAGATTACAGAGCGCAAAGCACAGATCACGGTTGCCAAGCGAGCGAAAACCCCAGAATCGTAAGCACGCTCGTGCGGTCGTAGTTGAGATACAAGTTCGACAAACCACCATAGGACGTGCCGTTGTAGTTACCGCCACGATAGGGCAAACGCTCACCGAGATTCCGCATATATCCAGTTCCATGCGGATAGTTTGCGCTTTGAGGGAATAGACCGAGCTGCTTCAGGATGGCCGGTATGGTTGTTTCTCCCTTTGCCGCTATGTTTTTGAAAGCGGTCGTCGCGTAAGTTGTTCCGTTTGAGACGTTATCGGCAGTAGTGCCGATGACGATATTCCCGCTTCCATCTACGTTGGTTGCGTCCATCTTCAATGTTCCTTCTGTCTCGGGCGCTACCAGAGAACCGTCTTGGAGAATTGCCTTCCATTGGTCGCTAGAAACGGAATGATTTTTTGTCCCGTCGGCAGCGTTGTTGTTCTCAAATATCTGGATCTCTCCGCCATTCAACCGCAATCCCGCGACCCACTTATTGACATTCCCATTCAGGTCGAAGACACCGAACGGAGTTCCGTCATGCGACCATGCCACCGGCCCCGTACCCGTGGCCGTTCTATAAACAGTTCCGCCGCTCATATATGTTGCCTCGGCAGTTTCGCCCGTTTTTACATAGTCCTTCCCGTAGCTGTTGTTTCCACGAGTGAAGAACTGGTTTTTATGAGCGAGAAGGAGAATTAACGCCCACTCAGCGTTGGTCAACAAGTGCCAGCCAGTCCCTTTTTGAGTACAAGCCAGTCTTGAGTTGTCGAAATTGATATTGTTTGCCGGATCTCTCCTTCGTAAGGAGACGGCGCGCGCGGACTCGCCGGACCCGTTTACGATCGGGAGATATTTCCCCACCCAAAACTCATTCTTCACAGCTCCGTTCTTTATAAATGACTGATGTGGGGAATCAGCCCACGAAGAATCAATTTCTTTCAGCTTCATAAACGGAAAACGGACCATGATCGACGGAAAGTTTGAGTTGTCAAACATCACCGCGTTCCTGCCGAACGAAACGTCTCTAATTCTTCTATCCATGTCATTTCTTATTGTCGCGTCGGTGACCGCGCCATTCGCCACATAGTAATCGGTTATCCAGTCTTCGATCTCCCTGCTGGTTTCAAGGAGTTCGCCTTGAACATATTTGCCGGAGATGTACTTCATATAAAATCACCTTCTTCTAATATCAGCTCTGGCTCTGGAGTTGGAAATAAATAAGAGTAATTGACTCTTAGATCCTTTTCAAAAAACGGAAGGTATTTTTCGGCATCATTTTCTTCGCCAATAATTGTCGTTTTACCAACAAGATCAATATCCTCGTCTAAAAAACTTATTTCAATTTCTATTCTTCCGTCTTCTAAGTCTGTAATTTTATAAGTCATATCTCGATCACCTCAATCAACAGAGCGTTAGTTTCTGGTATTGCATAAATTGAAGTCTCAACATCTGGGTTAAAATACAAAACTAAGGTTGCTTGAGGTTCGATAATAAAACCCTTTGTGTCTGAAACTGTTGACTCACCTAATCTAAGCCTTAAAGGGTTAGAATATTTACTAATGTTTTTTATAGTCATCAGTGTTCTATTCGCCTTCTTTGAGGCGCCAGCAAACACTTCAGTTGCCACCCCTGGAACGAGGGTTTTAGTTCCAGTAACCGGAGCGCTGGAGATTCCGTGTATTTTAATAAGCGACTCTATTTGTTCATTTGTTGGGAGTGGAATTTCGAGCATTTAGACTACCTCCTCTAAAACAAGAGTTAAGACTCCATCTTCGTTAATTTTTAGTCCATAGTTATAAACGGCTGAATCTCTTTGATCTATCAATTGATGTGGTCTTTCTGCTTCTGTATGAGCTTCCATCTCGTCTTGTGAAACCAACTCTTCGCACATTCCGGCCGTAATCAAGACATCTATCTTGTCTCCTATTTCCCAAGCGGCGGCAACTGTGTTTTCTAAACCTCGATCAATTGAAGAAAATGTATTACCATTTTTAGCTCCTACTTCAATAATTTCTCCTTGCGCGGGATCTCCTTTATGGATTGTGCAACGAAAGGGAACGTCGGGGAAAGAAGACGCATCAGCCACCGTAAAGGAGACATCTAATTCGCTGATTGCTGCCATTAAAGTTGAACCTGCATTATTTGCTGTTTTTAACCGCATTATTAATCACCTTCTTTATATCTCGCCTAGATGAAGTATTCCCATGTTAGCGGCTATAAGAGTCAGTTGCCCGCCGCCTGTAAACGTCTGAGAAGATAAGGCGCCGCCACCATAATTAGTCCCGCCGGATATTGCGGAATATCCTCTCCATCCAGCAATAGTGACTCCCGGTGGGATAAGAAAGATTAGGTTGTCTGTTGGACGTATGACTCCTCCGGTTGCCGTGTTCCAAGCAACGGGCTGTCTTACATACTCTCCGCCACTTAGTTCTTGTCCAAGTTCATCAACAAGCCCGATATGAGTTATTAAGGCGGCTCCGGCGTTAGCTATAGCGTTTCTATAGATTTCGTTCATGAAATAAATATGCCTCCTTTTCAAAGCGTGTTGCTTGTTGTTTTTATTCTAGTTTTTTCTCTTTTTTCAACTTTTCGTTTTCTTCTCTAAGTTTTTGGTTTTCTAATTCCAGTTGGGTTATTCTGCTTTCCAGTTCCGCTATCGCGTGTTCTATAAGTGGTGCCGCAAGCGAAGCGACACTGGTTAGAGCGTTCTTCGCCGCGGCGATACTCTGAAAAACAGAACTTACCCCCTCTTTCAGGTTGTTCATGTTATTGTTCTGTATCAAACCTGCCTCCTTATTGCCAAACCTGGATTTCGTAGTTGAAATTCCCTGTGAGTGGGTATCTCGTTCCTGAAGTCCATTTAATAATATCTCTGGCAGCAACCATCCCAACAAGCCCCTCTATTTGATATTCGGAGGTTGTGTCCCCGTTCCAACTTAAGTAAAGAACGCCGTCATAGTATTTATATCCAATATCTCCTGTATACGGAGATGAAAAACTGTACGAAACGTGTTCTTTAAATATGCGGAAGCCGCCCCAATGATAAACATCAAACTCGATTTTCGAACAATTAGCTACGTTTGCAAGGATTAACCAAGTGTTGTTTGATTGCATACCGATAGTCCCAATGTTTGTACTGGTGGTTCCTTCTTCAGCACAAAACAAGATGTCGAAATAATCTTCTGCTTTAGTCACTTCTATCTTTCGGGTGTAGTTAGTCCCGGTGCTAAAGCTACTTTTCCATATTTGGGAGTTGCTTTCGTTTAAAATTACGTCGTACCGGGTTGGCATAATATGCTTGTTATGTTGGATTCTTTTAGACATATCTCCGCTAGTTCCATCAAAATAGATTGTCCCTTTATGGATAGAGTGTAGAACTTTTGAAATATCTGTGCCTGGTTCGATCTCTTCTCTGATAGAGCTTGCCTTTGTGACGTAAGTTCCAGAGCTGGAATAGCTTGTTGGTTGGACATAGCCGCCACTACTATAAGTGATCCCGCTCGTTGTAGCGTCTGCATGTGCTTGGAATTGTTCCATAGTGTCTATTTCGACTGTTAGGCTTGGTTCGTCGTTAATATATACATTCCATTTCTGGAGCTTGGCCTTGAATACAGAAGTTGAGTATATGACAAACTTAAATTGCATTGCAAAGTCTGTCATATCGGCGCCGTAAATTGGATCTGTCGGAGATATATACCAGGTAAAAGAAGCCGAAAAGTTCAAGTCGTCCGGGTGTTGCCAACCAGACCAGGTGGGCGATGCGTCGGAATAATTTTCAGTCCAGCGATACCAAACTTCTATTATCGCTGAAGCCGAGGCGTCACATTCAGCATAAGCCTTTATATTATTGATCCTGGCTTTTATAAGCCGCCGATACTCAAGCCCATTTGCGTTCATTCGATAGTTCTCCTCCGAACTACCGGCCTGAATATATGCGTCATCACCGGAGACTAACTCTATTCCCGTACTTGAAATTCTTCCTTTTCCTGAAAGAGTTTCAATTAACCAGCCGGAAGATCCTCCTATCCGACCTGAAGCGACATCAAGATCCCCATCATCTGTAAGCTCAAAAGTTTTTGCCCCGCTCTTCTTTCCAAGAATACCGTTAGCGTCTATGAGGACTCCATTATTAGCGTCGGTTCCCATGAAGGCAGTGGGAGTTACGATATACGTTCCACCGATCAGTGTTGTCCCGGTCCATTGTGACAGCCAACCATACCTGGTGTCCTCGACAACGATTATTAGTCTGGCAGTATATGTTACCCCGCCATAATCGATCTCGATGATGAGTACTACGTCGGTTTTTGGTACTATAAACTGAGCTAGAGACATACTGAAGCTATAAGCGGATGACGTACTCCTATTGATCGTTATTAAGTCCCCACTGATGTTTATATACTTAATCCTCCAGTTGGTAAAAGACAATGAAGTTGTACCCTGTTTCAATGCCGGAGTGATGGTTACTGAGGACGGCGAGTAAGACGAACCGTTGTATTCTACGTGATAAGCACTTGCCGTCGGCAAGGCGTAGATACTGGCCCCGGAAGTAACTACCGATACCGTAAACGAACTCAAAAGTATGGTATAACCCGAGTCCGCATAAGTATACATAGTAAATGAGGTGTTCGTATCCGTCGGCACAACCACCGATTTGCTCGTGCCAGAACCTAATGCGCTACTCCCTCTTTTCCAGTAAACTGTCTCGTTAGCAGGGCTTCCGTCACCAACTACCTTTTTGGCCGTAAACGTTATTGTTGTCGAAGCCGAACCATCGTATAACCCCGTGTTCGGGTCATAGACTACCTTATCCTTTGTCGCGGAAATATATCTTGTCACTCCGTCTCCACCAGGGTCTCCGGGTTCGCCAGAAGCAACGATAGCGACAGTAAAGGAGGCCGCTAGATAGGTGTAACTAGAATCGATATAAGCTGTCATTGTGAATGAAGAACTTGTATCGGTAGGCACGGTAATTGTTTTGGATGTGGCTGCTCCTAAAGCAGTTGCTCCCCGTTTCCAGTAGAAGCTTGTCGCCTGTGGAGAGTTAGTGCCTTCCTTTCTCCAACCAGAGAGGGTAACGGTTGTTGTGGCCCCGCCGTCATACTGCCCTGTCCCGGGATCGTAAACAATCTTGTCCTTTGTTGAAGTGATGTAATAAGATGTCGCGTCCGCGCCAGGATCTCCAGGGTCTCCGGCATAAGACTTAGTTATGGTAAAGTCTTTTACAACTGATGATTGCCCGGACTTCGTGGCGGTACATCTATAAACGGCCACGTCGGTTGAAAGCGACTGTATAGTAATTGTGTCGTTAGTCAGGGTTGTCGTACTTGCCTGCCCGGTCGCCGTACCTGTAATCAAAGACCAGGAACATGACCAACCAGAAGTCTCTTGCGTGTTCCCCCTAAATATCTTAAGAATAGAAGAAGCTCCCGTGAAGTCTGGATTAGAACCGTCAGAGTCACAAGGCACATTATGCGACTCGTTGGTTAGGAAACCTACTATCGCATTAGACCCTTCCTTAACTC